GGTAGTAGTAGTTTTTGTTGGCAGTCAAGTCACCAGTGTGAGTTGAACCATCATCCAAATCAACAAATGGATTCGCAACCATGCCGTAGCGTGTTTTGAAGCCAATTTTTGGTTGGAAGGTGTTAGGATCAACCGCGCGAACCATTTGCAATGGAACGTATGGGCAGTAGAACAAGCCAGCATCAAATGCAGAAGCGCCTTTGTAACCTACCATGAAGAATTGGTTAGTTGATTGGTTAGCAGCATATGGATCAACATATACTTTGTACTTGCCGTTCAAAACACCAGCGAAAGTAGTTGAAGACTCATCTACGTTCAAACCAGTTGAAAGAGCAGGAGCGTAATCAAGAACACCAGCCATTGCCAATGCAGATGCAACATCGCTTGAGCAAAGGATGAAGTTACCACGACCACGACGAGTTTGTTGTGCAATCGCATTAGCTTCGCGTTCGATTTGGAACATCAAGCCTTTGAATTTCTCAACAGACCAACGACCGTTTGAGTCAACGTCCAAGTCGAAAGTACCAGCAGAAGCAGTACCAACTTGCGCACCAACTTTAGCAGTTGCGTAGATTGTACGAACAACTTCACGGTTGATTTCAGCCAAGATTTCAGAAGAAAGGATGTTAGACAACTCGCCTTCAGCGTCAAGACCGTGAACAGCTTTCAAGTCTTGAGCAAGTTCAAGAGAGTATTCAGCTTTCAAAGCACGAGTCTTAGCAACAACAGAAGTCTTCTCAAGAGAGAAAGCCATTTCGTTGAATGTGCCGCCACCAGATGAACCAAGAGCTTCAGCAGCTGCAGTAGTCATACCAGTACCAGTTGTATCTGTACCAGAAGTCCAGTTAGAACCAGCGTGAGTACCTGTACCAGCGTAGCCAGTATCAGCTTCGTTGAACAAGGCTTCAGTGCCATCTTGTGAACCGTAGCGTGATTTCATAGCGAAGATCAAGCCAGTAGGTTGAGTCATTGGTTGAACACCACAGATGTCATAAGCGATCAACTGAGGCATTGCACGGCGAACCAAGCTGATAAGAACAGGATCATAACCTGCAACAGTATCAGTAGCTGCACCAGCGCCACCCAAAGCGATACCAGCACCACCAGCGTTAGCAGGTGCATCTTCATTCAAGATACCAGCTTGTTTGCGCATTTCGCGTTCTTGGTTTTCCAAAAGAACAGCAGTAACTTCCTTACGGTAGTTTTCTTTGATTGCAGGAACGGCTTCGTGGTTCAAGACCGGAGCCCATTTTTCCATTAATTGTTTACGGTTTGTAGACATTTCTTTATTTTCCTTTTATTTAAGATTGTCAAGTACTGATAGATAGCCACGCATGTGAGCTGGTACAACCTTCTCTTCCATAAGTGCTACCGGTGTATCGGTTACGACAGATTCAACAACAGCTTTTGTTGTTGCCTTGTTTGTGAAATAAGATTCACGAATAGTCTGTGCTTTCTTAGCAAATGATTCAATGCCGTCAAAATCCAACTCTTCAACTAACGCTTGGAACTTCTCTTTGTCAGTATCAACAAGACCTTCAGAAAGGCTGTCAATGATCTGACCTGCTTGGTAGCCAGATAATTCTGAGTTCAATTCAACGTTGGCGGCCATTTGCTCGTCTAGCATTGTGCGTAGTTGTTGGGCTTCTTCTTCAAGTGCGCCAAGTACATCAAACTTCTCTTCAGGAATATCGATATAATGCTCTTCAAAAAGACCTTTCAAACCAGACACAAATCCTTCAAGGATCTCTGACTTCATACCACTCTCAAGGGCAATTTCATTCTGTTCTATCCACTGCTCGACTACGTAGTCAAGATATCCATCAACTTTTTCAACAAGACCCTCTTTAATCTGTTCGACTTGCTCTTGAAGTTTAACTTCGTAGGCTTCGTCTAAGTTAGCAACTTCTTGCTTAACACGGTTCATAACAGCAGCTTCGAAAATAGTCGCAGCTTTCTGTTTGAATTCTTCTGACAACTCTTCGCCATCAACAAGAGCAGCTACATCTTCCTTGATATCAAGGGCAGGCTTTGGCTCTTCTAGTGATTGATCGTCAACATTGTTTTTTGCGTTTTCTGGGTTCTCTTCGTCCCCATCACATGGGTCATTGATATCAGTTGCTTCAACAACCTGCTCAACTTCCGCTACTTCAACATCTGCTTGCGATTCTGCTAGGATGTCTTTAATCTTTTCTTCGATAGACATATAGTTTCTCCTGTAAACTTGTATTATTTATATGTTTTAAAATTTCACAAAACCCATTAATTATCACAAACACCCTAAAGTGTATCCCTTATGCCGGTTAAGGTTACAGGAGCGGAGTTAGGATTACCA